ACTACGCCATGTTCGACACGGCGATCAATTCCGGCCCGAAGAGGGCTGTTATCTTGGCCCAGAAGATTGCGGGCGCAACGCAAGATGGTGCCATTGGGCCTAAGACGCTGGCGGCCATCAAGGACGCTGTTGCGACCTACGGCACCGAGGCCTTCATCGCGAGTTATTCGGAGGCGCGCGAGGCTTTCTTGCGCAGCCTGCCCACCTTCGATGCCTTTGGGCGCGGGTGGGTGCGTCGTGTGGATGAAGTGGAGGCTGTCGCCTCTGTCCTGGCTACATCGGAGGTCGCCTGATGCCTCTCGCCGCTCTGAACCTTCCAGCTGGTGTTGTGAAGCCTGCGACGCCGCTCCAGGTAAAGGGGCGGTATTGGGACGCGAACCTGGTGCGGTGGCGCTCTGGGAAGCTGCTGCCGGTGGGCGGCTGGCAGCGGATCAGCAGCTCGCCCCTATCTAGCACCTGCCGCACGATCTTCGCATGGTCGAGCGTAGCCGGCCTGCCCTATGGAGCTCTTGGCTGCGAAGAAAACTTATACATTCTCGACGGGTCGTCATATGCGGACGTAACGCCGGATGATTACGTCTCGCCCGATTTCGACCAGTACGGCAGCTATGGGGCTTTTGATTACGGCGAGCTTCTATACGGGCTGGACTATGGCCTGGTGGCGATCACGACGGCGGTGCGGTCGTCCAACGTCGTGACCATCACGACGGCAGAGGCGCACAGCTTCCCGGTCGGCATGTCAGTGCTGATTGCCGGCGTAGCTGATGCGACCTTTAATGGCACCTTCACGATCGCCAGCGTGCCGTCTTCCACGACCTTCACCTACGCGCAGACGGCCTCCAATGCGTCGTCGACGGGCGGCACGGCTGCGCTGCCGGTGGCAGATCGGCGTCCTCAGAACATGCTCTTTACCAAGTCCTTCTCATGGACGTTCGACAACTGGGGTGAGGATCTCCTTGCTGTTTCGTCAAGTGATGGGCGACTGTTGCACTGGAACGTCACGGAGACCAAGGCGCGGCCTGTTGGGACCAGTGTTATTACGACCATAGTTCGTTCTTCCAATGTCGCCACGGTGACGACGGAAGACAATCATGGCTACGCCGTCAGCGAAAGTGTTGTCATCTCGGGCAATGCGGTCGGCAGTTTCAATGGCACGCAGACAATCGCGTCTGTGCCGAGTGCTAAGACGTTCACCTTCTCCTCTTCCGGCACGGACACGACGGGAGCGGGCGGCAGCGTCACAACATCTAAGACAATCCCGATAAACAACCGCGCCGTGATCGTGACGCCTGAGCGCCACGCTGTGCTGTTGGGCGCTGGTGGTGTGCCGCGCCGCGTGGCTTGGAGCTCGCGCGAAAACTATACGGATTGGGATTTCGCCTCGACGTCCAACACGGCGGGCTATCTGGATCTGGATACGGAAAGCCTCCTGGTTATGTGCGCGCCGGTGCGCGAAGGCACGCTGATCTGGACGGAAAGCGAAGCTTGGCTGATGCGCTTCATCGGTCTGCCCTACGTCTACTCAATTGAGCGCATCGGCTTTGGTTGCGGCCTGATGTCGCCTCGGTCCTTTGCGACAACGGCCGGGCGCTGCATTTGGATGGGTAAGGAAAGCTTCTGGATGTACGACGGCGGCGTCGTGAAGCCTCTGGCCTGCGATGTCGGTGCCTATGTCTTCGACAACATCGACCCCAACTCTGGGCCTCTTTACGCGCACGGGTCTGACAATGGCGTCTTTCCCGAGGTGTGGTTTTGGTTTCCGTCTCAGGGTTCTTCAGTTCCTGACCTGTCGGTCTTCTTCAATTTTCAGGAAAACTGGTGGGGCATCGGCAACACGATGACGCGCACAGCGGCCTGCAGTGCTGGCGTGTTCAATTTCCCTCTGGCCACTGACGACCTCAACGAGGTTTATTACCAGGAGGCCGGCTGGACCGCGGCCGGTACGCCGATCGAGGAGGATCGCTACGCCGAGACCGGGTCTCTGAACCTGCAGAACGGCAACGCGATCTCCTTCGTGCGCCAGGCGCTTACGGATAGCGGCTACGGGTACGACAGCACGCAGCTGACCTTCTTCTCCTCCTTTACGCCGGAAGGGGCTGAGACTACCTCTGGCCCCTACAACCCCCGGTCTGACGGCTATACCGACGTGCGGGTCACTGGACGGGATTTCCGCATCAAGGTGGCGGCTACTCAGGACGCAGAATGGAGTATCGGCCAGATGCGCATTGATTTCGTGCCTAAGGGTGGCAGATGAGGGCGAACCTTCCTCCGGCGCCGGGCCAATACGACAGCGCCTACTTCACGCGGGCTCTTTCGGCATTGGACCAGCTGGTCGACCAGGCCGTGATGAAAATCCAGGCGGTCGAGTCGGTTTTGCTTCAAGCCCCCAATGGTTCTGTGTATAAAGTTACGGTAGATAACAGCGGGAACCTGGTAACAACGGCGGTGGCCCTTGGACAAACAGGCTCTCCTCCTTACTAGGATGCGGAAGGCGCTGCGCCTAGGCAGCGACACGCACACCCTAGAAGACGTCATCGAAGCCCTCAAACGAGGGGAGATGCAGGCGCACTTCAACGATCGCGCGATCATCGTTACCGAGATCTCGCAGTCGCCACGGCGCAAGTTCCTTCACTGCTTTATTTCGGCCGGCGAGCTCGATGCGGTACTGAAGCTTATGGACGAGGTGGAGAAGTGGGCGATAGAACAAGGATGCGAGTTCGCTCGAGCATGTGTTCGACCGGGCTATGAGCCGATCTTTAAGGCCAGAGGCTGGAAGCGGCGGATGATCATGATGGAGTACACACCAGATGGGCAGCAGCGCACCTAAGCAGACGCCGGTCGTCACGAAAACAGAGCTACCTGCGTGGCTCGAGGGGGTGACGAAGGAAAACATTGCGATTGCTGACACGATCAGCAAACGTCCTTACGAGGCCTACGCCGGGCAGCTGCAGGCTGGTTTTGCGCCCGAGCAGGAGGCTGCATTCCGATACGCCCAGGCCGGTGTTGGCGCGACGCAGCCCGCATTCAATGAGGCGTTTCAAACCGCCACAGAAAGCGCCAACTACAACCCCCTCGGCGTGAATGCCTCGCAGATCGGCTACCAGAGCGTCAACCCTTACGGGGTCAATGCCATGGGCGTATCTGCCGGCCAGACGGGCTTTGAGCGTGTGGGCGCGGCTGGTGTTGGCGCGCAGAACATCACGGCCCCCAATTTTCTGCAGGGTGACGTGTCGTCTTACATGAACCCCTACATCTCAAACGTCGAGAATGCTGCCCTCTCGCGTCTTGAGGGGGCGACACAGCAGGCTGTCAACCGGCTTGGAGATCAGGCTCTTTCAGCGCGGGCTTTCGGCGGATCTCGCCAAGGTATTGCCGAAGGTGTGGCACTGGGGGAGGCCGCGCGGTCGGCCGGTGAGCTCTCGGCCAATTTGCGCTCTCAAGGGTACAACCAGGCCGCGGCGCTTCTCCAGGCGGACCAGCAGCGCGCCATGCAAGCTGCGCTGGCCAACCAGCAGGCCAACCTCGCGGCAGGGACGACGAGCGCGCAGCTGGCCCAACAGGCTGCATTGGCCAACCAGGCCGCCGGCATCCAGACGGGGCAATTCAACATCGACCGGGCGCTGCAGGCCGCCCTGGCCAATCAACGCGCGGGCCTCGAGGCCGGCACTACCACGGCACAGCTGGGGCAGCAGGCGGCCCTGGCCAACCAGCAGGCTGGTCTGACGGCCTCGCAGGTCAATGCGTCGCAGGCCCTGCAGGCACAGCAGCTTAACCAGGCGGCGGGTCTGCAGGGGGCGCAACAGCGCCTGGCGGCCGCCGGGATGCTGGGCAATCTTGGCACGACCTATCAAGACGCGCGGCAGCAGGATGCGGCGATCCTTGAAAGCATCGGCCAGCAGCGGCAGGCCATGAACCAGGCTGCGCTCGACGAGGCTTATGCGCGCTACCAAGAGCAGCGCAACTATCCGATTGAAATGCTGAACCTGCGTCTTGGTGCGACTACTGCTACACCCTATGGCACGACCACTAGCGGCTCGCAGTTCGTGCCTCGGGGCAATAACCTGCTTGCCGGCCTCGGTGCGGCGGGCAGCGCGGCTTCTGGTTTCGCAGCCCTCGCGCCTTTGCTTGGGTTCTCCGACGAGCGCATGAAGACGGACATCGAGAAGGTCGGCAAGGACGAGGAGACCGGCCTGACGATGTACGCCTATCGGTACAAGGGCGACCCGAAGACCTACCCGAAGGTGGTGGGTCCGATGGCGCAGGAGATCGAGAAGAAGTACCCAGGCCAGGTGACGGAAGTGGCCGGCCGCAAGGCGGTGAACCTGGGCTTTGGCCCGATGCGGAAGGCGCTCAACAATGGCTGACATGCAGACGATTGCTGACTACATTTACCGCCGCGCGGTCGACCGTGGCGTCGATCCAAACCTGGCGCTGGGGATTGCCAGCAGGGAGGGTCTGAACGAGCGGACGCTCAACTCTCCGACGTTTGGCAATGTCGACACGCGCGGCTATTCATTCGGCCCCTTTCAGCTGTTCTCTGGATCTCGCGACCCGCGCCGCATCGCGCCTGGCGGGATGGCCTACGAGTTCCAGCAGCGTTTTGGTGCGCCTCCGTCGCGGGAGAATTGGCAGCAGCAGGTGGATTTCAGCATCGATCGCATGCGCACCGGCGTGACGCCCTGGCACGCGGTGCGGAATGCCGGCGGCGTAGAACCTATCACGCAGATCGGGCGCGAGGCTGCGACGCGCTTTGGCCTTGGTGTGCCTGGCACGCCAACCTACCAGGGCGCAGAAGCAAACCCAGGAAGCCCGACAATGCCTGTCGCTCCTGGGTCGGTCCAAGCTTTGACATTTGGATCGCCTGGATACCAGGGCGCGGAAGCAAACCCAGGCAACACGACGATGCCGCAGCCTGTCTACGCTCGAGACATTGGTACGTCCTTGCGTCGGCTAGGCAACTACGTTGCGCCTGACCTGGTGGATCCGGCCACGCCGTTGACGCCGGAGCAGATTGCCCAGCAGAAGGAAGAGGACGCAAAGAACGCCGCGCGCCTAGCGTCTGCTGGTTCTGCGCAAAGAAGCTTCCTGCAGCTTCAATCGCTTTCGCAGCCTCAGCAGATGCAGCAACCTGATCTGCGCGCACAGGTGATGGGGCCTCGTCAATTCCAGCCCATTCAACCCTTGCAGCCCTTTCAACGCCGGCGCGGCCTTTTGGACTAGGAGACAAGCATCATGGTGGGTCTTCTCGATTTCTTCACCGGCGGCGATCCGACCGAGATGGCGCAGATCGACCCGCGCTACGGCGTCCCCAGGGCCGACGTGCGCGATGCAGCGGTCAACGCGCTGGCCAACATCAGCGCGACGCTACTCGCCGCCGGCCAGCCCATCATGCCGGCGCAGCGGGCTCAGATCTTCTCTCAGCTGGGCCAGGCGGCCTCGGGTGTGAATACGGATCTGTACAACGCCTCCCAGCGGCGGCTCATGACAGCGCAGATGGATCAGCGCCGGCAGGAGACTGATGAGATCAAGCGCATTGGCGATCTGATGAAGAGCCCCGACGCCTTCAAGGCGGCGACGGGCTATGACCTGCAGCAGTTTGGTGGCATGCGCGCCCAGGACATCAGCCAGGCGCTGCGCCAGATCAGGATCCAGCGCCTCGGCCAGGATCCTCTGGAAGCCGAGCAGCGGCGCCTGCAGGTGGAGCAGCTGAGGCGGACGATGAACGAGCCGCGCACGGTGGAAGCCGGTGGCGCGCTGTATCAGTTCAATTCCCAAACCAATCGCTGGGATCGCGTCACGGAGCCGCGGCCGCAAGGTGGTCTCGAGGGTGACGCGCAGGCCACCATCCTGCAGGGCATGCGTAATCCTGAGCTTGTCAACAGCCCAGAATACGCGCTGGCGTGGACGCGCCTCTACGGCGGCCGCACCGAAGTCAGAAATGGTGAGGTGGTGCAGATCCAGCCCTCCATCCCCGAAGGCGTCCCCCGCCCCAGCGCGGCGGCTCTCAGGGCGGCGGCGGACACCGCTGCCGGCGGCGGCCCCACGGCTTCTGGCGCGCCGCCGACGGCCGGCGCCCCTGGCGGCGAGACGCGTACGGTCACGACGCCCGGCGGTGCTCAGGTGTCGATCACCAGCACGCAGCCGCGGCAGCTTGCGCCGTCGGAGCTCAAGCTCAAGGAAGAGACCGAGAGCAACCTTCAGAGCATGCGCGACGCCGAAGGTTCTTTGCGGGAGGCACTGCGCCTTAGCCCGCAGGCTTACGCGGGGCCAGGCGCTGCACTGCGCGGAGCGGCGGCCGGCGCGACGGGCTTTGATCAGAATAGTGCGGTGGCGACGCGGTCTCTAACCTCGATCATGACCGAGCAGGCGCTGTCTCAGCTGCGCTCGATCTTTGGCGGCAACCCGACTGAAGGCGAACGTAAGATCCTGCTCGACATGGGCGCGTCGGCGAACATGAGCAGGGCAGAGCGT